TGCAGTTTGGTACCACGACCAGATGCAGCCTTTGAAATGCGATTTGCTTCTTCGGTGCCAACTCTTTGGCGCCATTCGTAGATTGCTTTTTTGTTGTAGTTTGATAAAACTGTAGTGATAGATGGGTAGGACTTTCCTCCCGGTGTTTTATATGTCCTACCCGATTCTGTTGTTTCTGATTCTAATTCAAAATCCAATTCACTTAATTTTACATGATTAAAAGTTTTCATTATGTCTGTGTTTTATATCCTTCATAGATCCATGGGAAATGTTGACGAATATACCTTTCTCTATTTTTTTGTATATTTTCTTTTGACCAATCACCTAATTCATTCTCATCAACTTCTTTCAATTCTCCCTTAAAGTGTTGTTGCAAAAGTGCTGCTTTTGTTTCAATACCTTTTCGTTTTGCCATACTATCTCCTTGAAGGATGTTGACATAACAAAGCTACTTCCCATATTTTTTCTTATGTAATGTATCGACAACTCTTTTGGTTTTTACTTCTTTGATGGAGCGTTTGCCGTGTTTCTCGGCAACAGCAGAACCTTTGTGGTTCTCTGATATTCTGGAGAGAACTTCTTTGAAACCTGAGGGAACTTTATCTTTGATGGATACACCACCGACAATAGCTGCGGCAGTTAGTAAGGGTTGAATGTTCGGGTTATTTTTAAGATATTCTTCACGCTCAGAAATCTTCATAAGCGCATCAAATTCTTCACCCGATTCAGTATCAATAAAACTATATGTGGGCATTATTTGTATTTATCACAGGAGAAAACCAGAAAGGCACTTGTCTTTTTGTCCACTTGGCAAAATGCGCCTTTCGTTCATTATAGTATTTATGATACGATTTCAAAGAATCACCCGCTATTTTGCATTCATCCGGCATTGCTGGTGTTGGTGGATAAAAGTCACCGCCAGGCATTTTAGTTGGTGGCATATCGAGGCAATTTAATAAACGGCTACAGGCGTGTCGTTTACCATAACGAAAAGTGTATTCTTTACACAAAAATTCCCACATTGTAAACAACCACCTGTAGTTCGCAACATTGGCACGAACCCATACACCAGATGGGTGATTGACATGAGAGGCTTTCATCAGTCTTTCTTCACGCTCATCAGGCAGGCGCCAACGCTTAATTTTTCGACCATTTGCGGTCTTGTCATAATATTCGGTGCCATCAAGCACTCGATGTGCTGTTGACATAAGTTGTGCATACTCGATAATCATTTTTACACAATGTTTATCAAGGTGCATTTCAGCACAGGCCTGAGGTTCACGATCAAGATAAAAGATATTCAATTACCAACTCCCATCATCAATCCAAAGTCTTACGGATAAAAACAAAAAAGAAATGCCGTGTTCATTGTCACTTCCCCATTCTGTGTTGCGTTGATATCTTGGCACAAAATTCCAATGAAAAGGATTAAAATTGATTGTAACAGTTAAACCGCTGTATTTGAGGTAATTATAAAAGTTTTCAAACATGATTAACACTCTCCTACCGACATTGAAATTTTATTAATATTTTTTAACTTCTTAGGTTCTACTTCAATAATTGTTTGCCTGTTAATACCATACCAATCAATTGTAAAAACATTTTTACTTTGTATATCTTCACAAATACCAAAATCATTATATTTCACATATGTTGGTTTGTGAATATAATGCATCATCATCTTTCGATAGCTCTCATTGAAAGAATTGATGTAAACACGGTTTTCTTTAAAACCAGTTGGTGCCCATTGTATATACACTTGATGCCTGGTGTTTTGATTTGAAGTATCTCTTTCTAACATTTCAAGAAAATTTATAATTTCTTTTTTGAATTCTTTGTTCCATTTTACTTCGTAGTTAATTGCCAATCGAACATTCTTACTATCACTTGGTACTACTTTGACCGATTTAATTGTCACATCCAAACCAGATTCTCTGATTTGCTTCATATAGTATTTTGTAACTACTTCTTTTTGTAAAAATGCATTTTTGGCAGTTTGATGTTGCATAAACAAATCATTACCATTCACTTGAATCGTTTGCGAATCACCTTGGAGCTTTCGCATAAACTTCATCGGCGAAACTTTTGCAACAACTTCACAAGTAATTGGCACACCATCACAATTTTTCACTTTGTAAGAATTGACAACACCAGAAGAATATTGTGCAACCAAATCTCGGACAACTTTATCTCCACTTACAGTTTGTTCGGAGAGAATTAAAACACCAACCGCATTTTGAACTGCCATATTTAAAGCGTTCTCAATAGCGATTGGTTGTGTTTCTCCAATACCTTTTGTTGTTACTGTGATTTCTTCGGGAACAGATTTTGATGCAAAAAATTCAACTCCTTTGATAATTAAAGAAACATAATCCATTGGCGAAATGGCATTTGCCTTTGTAGCAAATGCCATTAATATAACTCCAAAAATATATTTTTTCATTTAACAAACGCAATTCATTTTAGTTTCCCATTAATGCACGAACTTGCTTTGCGGCAGAAATATCTTTTGTGCCAGTTCTGACAACTACCCGAACAGTATTGGTTGCGGTATCATAACTTTTGGATTCAACATAAACACCTTGCAAGATTGCCTTCGATTTCGACTTGATGTTTTGTTGTACCTCATAAGCAATTTTAGAATTCACTTCATTATTTGCCTGACCATTGGTTGTCTGACCTTGTTGTAGTGATTCGGTTGCAGTATTTGCAAACTTATCGCCTTCAAGTTCATTCTTCATAAACTCTGAAATCTTTTGTTTAGCACGCATATTGGCAATAATGAATGCCTCTTCTTGAGCTGAGGGCAAAGTAGAAGTAACTCGAGCAGTTCCTGCCGACTGTAAAGTTTCAAATTGACCTTCTTTGTTAAAAGTCACTTTGATATCGCCGCCCATAAATTCAGCCGTAACCGATTCTGGACCTTCAACCTTTTGTTTATTGATTGCCGAACACGCCGTCAAGAGTGCCACAGTAGAAAGTATAACAACTTGCTTTAACATTTGAATCTCCATAATTAATTAATTTCTTCACAAACAAGACTACATTGTAACATAAAAACACCGAAATTTGCGGCAATTAATAAAAGACATATTTCTGTACCGTTATATTACTATTTGGTTTTGGTTCACCTGGTTTTAATTTTCGGCAATTAACATTCATTTTAGAATCTGCCTGTTTTAAAGCTCTTTGAACCAAGAATTGCTTATCTAGGCATTGTTCGAATGTTTTGAATTCCTGATAAACTGCAAAATTACTTGTCGTTCCCAACCAAATAACGAGAGCCCAATCCATTTAATTCACCATTTCAGGTTGTTCATCAAAAATATTAGACCACTTTTTCAATTTAATTTTCTTTTGAAGTGCTGCCATATTTGCTGACGATTCATCGATAATGCCTGCTTCAAACATCAGGTCAATCATAGCAATTAAATCACCAACTTCTTCGGTTAATCGCTGACGGTTAGTTCTGTCATTGTATTCAGAATCATAACCAAAGCGAAAAACCTTACTAATCGCCTGTGTCACTTCAGCACATTCTTCTTGGCAGATTAGTAAGATTTGTTTTTCGCTTTCTTTCATATTAAATCCGTTTCACAATCTTAAAAGGTTTGTCACTCATTGGTGTAACAAACAATTTAACACCGAACCTTGCACAAGTTTCAAAAGGCACTTCTGATTTCTTCGGTACAATGAAGAACGAACCAGGTTTTGCCATCATAAACTTTGCAGCTTTTTCACTTACATTTAACATTTGAATCATTTAAATCTCCATAATAAAAATAAGGGGCACACTAAGCGTTTCACAACGAGTGGCTGTTGTTTAAGAGTAGGCGTGACGATCCCGCTCACTCCCCCAATTTAATAAATTAAGCTGCTTCTTGTACTTCAACGATTTCTAAATCGGCATCAGCAGCATTCTTTTCAATTGCCTTTTTAGCAATTGGTGCAGCGTTCAAGTCTTTCAGTTTAGAAACTTTAGGTGTTTTAACCTTTTTAGTTTTTACAACTTTGGTAGACTTTGCAGCAGCCCGTTGTGCTTTTTTCTGCACTTTATCTTCTTCTTTCTTTAATGCCTCAGCAAAAACTTTTTGTCGCCGATCAAGATATTTTTTCATCTCATCAATGTTTACCAACTGATAACCAGAAATCTTGCGACCAGTTTTTACTGCCCTTACAACCCCACCGGTAACTTTAATACGCCAGATGAAAGTCGATAGTCGGTAGAGAGGAACATTTTTCATCTCAGGCATTGCCTCTAGAGATTCTTTTGTAACTGCAACACCGGTTAACATCACTTTTAGCACTTTTTCCCATTGAAGGATTTTGGCTTGTTTAGCAACACGCATAATGTAAAACTCCTTTATCAAATTTAGAAAATACATCATAACACACAAAGGCACAATTGTCAAGCATTTAGAACAAAAATCGGCAAACTAATTCCAATCCTTTTGTGCAAATGCTGATTCATAATAACCTGCCATGTAGGCAGCGATTTCTTCTTCACTCATATCAACCGCTTCAATCTTGGTTGACTGATGAGTGGCACCAGTAAAGTAATGCGGTTCAGCAGGTCGACCGTACCACGCATCAGCAGAACCACGGTCATAGGCACCACCGTGCCGAGTAAAAATTTCACGCTCTGAGTAATTCATATTAAGCAGCCTTCATCATAAAAATAGGATACTTCACAAAACCAGTCGTATCTTTTTTTGCCTTACCTTTGGCATACAGACCGACCACCACACCTTTAGGATCTAAAAATCTTAGATCACTTTCATCGCCATTGAAAACTTTCATACCGTTCCACATTTCAGGCATTGGCGAATTTTTCTTAATACCAAATACGGTTGCAACATTCATACCTGCTCGAATCGCATTGAGAGTGTCAAGAGCATTATCATCAGCTTCGGAGAATGTCAAATGATAATTGGCAATGCCATTCACTTTGCGACCAAGAATTTTGGTGTAATCATAGAATTGGACTTCACTAAACGCCGCAAAAATGTTACGATACAATTTATCGCCACGATTCACTTCGTATTTTTCCCAGGCAAGATCAGATGTGCCATTCAAACGAAAAACAGGAACCAGATTCTTCTTAACACATTGTTTGATTGCTAATTCAATGTCTTTGACCAATTGCAACATAAACTCAGTACGATTCTCAAAAAAGAATTTTGTTTTGCGAATACGAGCTTGTTGAATTGCATTGGTCGTTTCGCCTTTTTTAATCATACCGCCACGACCTGAAGTATTCAAACAAGCCGTGGTACAACCTTTGGTGCGTTTTGCACATACCTCATAACCTGAAAGATTCGCAGGTGCAAGGTGTAGAATATAGGTCATATAACCTTGTTTCATACCTTTCAAAACTTTGGGATTGCCAATAGATAATAATTTCATATAAACCTCACATTGAAAAATAAGTTTCGGAAGAAGGCGAGCAATAATACGGTGTATCGTAGCGCTCTTTAAATTCTACGCCGGTCAGTATATTCTTTTTGGTGACCATTGTTTCAAAAATTGCATAACGAAATTTATCACTGCCGTATTGCTTGGCCATTTCTTTTTCCAAACCATCTTTTGTGACATTGACAAAATCAATTTGCGCTACCATTCGCTCGCCTCTGTGACACCGGCGGTCTATTTTGAAAATCTCTACCGTATAATCGTTTCGCATAATATAACCTTTCTCAATTTCAATATAACCATTATACTACAAATCGGCAGTATTGTCAAGCGGGGTGTTGCGTAGAAACAACAGTCTGAGCACTAGACCTGGTATGTGAGTGAGTACTTACTAACATACCTATCGCCGCATATTTGCCTGATCTTTTGCCTCTTCATCTGTGAAAATTGGTACGGCATTTGATTTGTGTAAAGTACCAATACCTTTCATCTTATCACCAGTGTATTGTAATATTTCTTTTTTGTAAGCAACATAATCGTTGCTGTTCAAAGAAGGATAATGTGGTGTTTCACGGCGATATGGTTTTGGTTGTTGCAAAGATTTAATCGCAATTTTTTCACCAAGTGTTTTAGACTTTGGTGCATATTTGGCAATCAATTCTTCCCACTCTCTGGCAAGTTCACGCTGTTCGGCGGTGGGCTTGCGCTTTCTGGATCGTTGATGTGTATAAATGATTGTCATATTAGCAAACAGGATCTTGTACTTCAATATCAAGTAAATCTTTATCTTGTAAATTAAAACTGATATAATTGGCCATGGCTTCGCCAGTTCCTTTTGAAATACACTCCGATAATATCTGCAATTCTTCTGCATTCATTTGATTAATTTCACTTGCGATACGAATAACTTTTAAAGTATTTACTTTCATAATAAACTCCAATTAAAATGCAATAGATTCAAAACCAAAAGGCGCAACAAACTTGGTCACACCATCTTCACGCTTTACAATATCACCAACCGATACCGAGTGCATATCGTCAATGCGAGTAATTTTTTCTTCAGGACCAATGTTACCAATTTGGAATACTTCTTCAAAATCGTCAGCATCAATCTCTGCTACTTTAGCATACAGACCACTTGCTTTCTCAATCGCTTGTGTGGTAGGATTCATAATTGTGTCAAGGTACATTTCACGCAAGACACCATTTTCATAATCTTTGTCGGACAGGTTGATTTGATATAAATTAAATTTCATAATTAAACTCCAAGTTTATTTGCTACTGCTTTCACATGACTACAGGTTCTACGATAGCCATACCCGGTACAACCACAACTCAACTGCTTTGTATTAATTTGAAAAGACACCTCATAGGTTTTGTTTTTAGATTTCGACTTTACTTTAAACACACGAACAAAAGCTGACGGCATTGCATTTTCTTGCCGTTCTTCTTTATAATTTTTGGGAATTAATTTAGATAAACCGACATGATTGACTTCCACAAATTTGCGGTATTTCTTGTCAATAATATACGGTGAATTTAATTTATGAATCGTTTTATCTTTTACATTATAATAAGCGATAATACGATTTTTTGGATCAAGTAAATAGGTATGATTATAAACAGTATAATCACATATCCACTCGGTTGTTTCTTTCAGTATTTTAAACATAATAAGCGCTATCAATCATTATGAGGCCATTATCTCATAATTTGCCTATCTTGTCAAGCACTTTGTTGTTTAAAAGCAACAGTATAAAACAGTATAAGTTAGTGAGTACTTACTAACATCCCTCTTGTAGGAGACGCTGTTCCAATGTCTCTCGCCAATCTTCCTCATATTCGGCAAGTTTAAGGCGACCTAACTCTTTTTGTAAAATTTCTTTTTCGGCAGAATCAGATGCTATCTTATTTTCTAATTCTGCTATTTGTTTTAGAAGCAATTCTCTATACGACATAATCTTCTTTCTCCTGTTTTACTAATCGGTAAAATGATTTGTCATGGTGCCTGGGTTTTTCAAAGTGTTTACCACCTTGTTGGTCTTTATTTTTCTTAAATTTTGTTTTTGTTGGTTTTTGAAACTTCTTGCCGCCTGTTAGCATTTCTGAAAATTAACCTCCCTATAAAATATAATCAGCAATACCAAGTTCAACGAGTTCTTCAGCCTTCAACCAAACATCGGATGCAGGAAGAAGTTTTCGTTTAATTGTAGAACCATTGAGGTCGGTACAAGTTTTTAACAACTCTACCATACGCTCATTGACATTATCACATTCTTTTGAAAACGATTTAATATCGTGGTGCTTTGTTTCACTTATTTCATCACTATATTGATGCGAAAGAATACTAGCATTTTTGGCAATATAACGATGGTCTCTAGTGCCTGCCGCAAAGATAAGAAATGCAGACGACATAACATTACCAAGACCAACTGTTTTAATTGTGTGCTTAGAATTTCGCATTAAGTCTATTAAAGCAAATGCATCATTCAAAAGACCACCAGTGGAATTGATATAGAGTGTTAATTCTTTTTCTTCATCGCTGGTATTTTCATAAATCAACCAACGAATTGCATCATTAATGTTTTCTTCGGTAATATCACCGTTGAGAACAAATGTATGATTTTTAAGTAAATTAAGACCGATGATATCATCTGCACCTAATCCCTCATGTTTTTGAATATCTTTATTTACCATTTTGTTTAAGATGCCAATTATAAGCTGTTTGTAGAATAGATATTATATCATGTTTTGGGGTGTATGTCAATATTTTTTTGGCAAGAGTTATATCGGCAACCAACATATCTGGATCACCAATTCGCCTTGGTAAAGTTACCATATTTGTCATAGAAGATTTTGTGATTTCAATGATTTTTTTAATAACAGAAATTACCGATTCACCTTTGCCGGTACCAAGATTAAGTATGTGCGATTCTTTGCCTGCCATAAGGTGATCGGCAGCAAGGATATGAGCAATGGCAACATCGCTAACATGAACATAATCTCTGACACAGGTGCCATCTTCTGTATTATAATTTGTTCCATATATTTCAACATCATTATTTAGATTTTGTAAGATTTTAGGAATTAGATGTGTTTCTGGTACATGATTTTCACCAAACTCCCCATCTGGATCTGAACCAGCGAGATTGAAATATCTAAAAATAATATAATTTAAACCAGATTGACGAATTGCCAGTTCTGCACAATATTTACTTCCCGCATAGGGATTGTTGAGAGGATTCACTTCATCGATTTCTGTTATTGTTTCTGTTTTCGATTTGTAAACGCCAGCTGTTGAAGAGTAGATAATATTTTTTGTACCCCAATACAACATGGCATTTAACAATGTGTTTGTACCAGCAGTATTATTATGATAATAAACTGTTGGTTCTTTTACTGATTCCCCAACTTCTATTTTTCCGGCTAAATGAAAAACAACATCAATTTTTATTTTATCGAAAAGTGTATGTAATGCCTTAGAATCATTTACATCACAAGTTTGAAAAAAATCAACATATTGATTTGATGTGTGTTTCACATCTATTCCAACTACTTTCCATCCTGATTTTTTTAATTCTTTAGCTAAGTGTGAGCCAAGATAGCCAGACACACCAGTGATCAAAGCGGTTTTCATGCTGTCAATAGTATGCCAGGACCAATTTCAATTTGATGTAAATTATTGCCATTTTTCCATGGAAACTTTTCACCATATTTTTCTTTCATCGCTTTATTACCTTGATCAAAGAAATCTTTAGTGACAGAATTTGCATTTCCGTCTAACCGATAGCAAAGTGTATGGGCATGAGTACAATCAAATTTAGGAAAATGCATTGATAGATTCGAAAAGAATTGTCTATCAGCACCCCATTGGCCATACCATGCGTGTCCTATGCGAACAGCAATATCACGCTTAACGGCAAAAGAAGAGGTGTCAATATGGAACACCTGATTATTAAAATATACAGGCCACTTACCAAGCGATTCACAGTTGTCATCACAGATATATTCTCCGTCTTTATTATAAATTTTTCGTAAAGAATAAGCCCAATCATTTCCAGATTGAATCTTATCCACCAATTTTTGAACATGACAAGGCTCGTACCAATTGTCTTCATCAAGGTAACAAATAATATCAGCGTTAACCAAAAAAGAAGATGCAGCATAAACTCTATGTCCATACCAACCCTTGCCAATGTTTTCTTCCAAGACGATGGTTTTTGTTTTAGGTGTTGCTGAAGTTTTAAACAATCGCTTTCGTACCATGTCTTCATGTCCACCACCATCTATGAATATGTAATGAGTTAAATCTTGATAAGTTTGATCCCGAACACTTTCTAAACATTTATTTAAAGTGTCGGAATTAATTGTTGGAGTTACAACAGCTACTTTCATAATCACATTTCAGGAAAAGATTCTTGTATGAGTTTAATCGTTAGATTTTTTACTTTGAACTTTTTTTGAATTACATCTACCAAGATTGTAGCTTCATCTTTATGTAATGATTCTAAAATCACTAACAATAATGATGCCTGTTTTTCTGGCGTTAATCCCTCAGGTCTCTGAGCATTGTGTTTGATAAATCTGTAGAGTTTTGGAACTTCACTATCAAGATATGTGTAATTTAATCCTGCTGGTTCAATTGCAGGCCTATACTTTGGAACAACAACATCAAATTCGACAGTTGGATCTAAAGCATAAACTAGAAATTTTCTCAATCTAGGATTGTCATACTTCCTTAAAATGGCAATTCTATCTGCCTTTGTTTCTGCTTTTTCGAATTCATCAAAAATTTCAAAAAATAATTTACCCTTAATCATTAAAAATCATCCAATACTTCAAGTAGGTTTTTGAGACGGTTCGCAATCATGTAATTCATAAATTCTTGCTTTGTATGACCTTTTGCGCTCTCATATGTATCTAGTATTTCGACCACTAATTTTTGTGGTATTTTTGTTAGATCTATTAATATTTCGTTACGAGAATAATTACGAAGCATTTCATCGTTACAAAACTCTTTTGGATCTTGATTCATCCAGTTTATGATTTTAGCTTCAGTAATTGGTTTTTGTCTACCACCGGTAACAAATACATCATCAGCTGAAAGTATGTTAGGGATACCATCACCTTTATCGCCACGAATAATCATTTGTTTAAGTTGCGCCGCAGGTAAAGGTTCTTTGATATATTTTTTTAGAATAGGTGAAAATTGCTCAACATTAGGAAACTTTTGCAGTTGAGCAAAATCTTTATCACTCGAAAGAATCATAATCTTTTGAGTTGCTGAATATTTTTGTGCCAATACTGCAATAATGTCATCTGCCTCACAAGTATCAATTGAAATCACTTTGTAAGGCGAATTATCTTTTAACTCATCACGAATTTTATTAAGACATTCAAAAATAGTATTCCAATCGTGACCAGAGGCATCACGAGCTTTCTTACGACCAGCTTTGTAGTGAGGATAAATCTCGCGGCGCCAATAGTTTTTGTTATCACAAGCAATAACAATTTCAGGTCCATGTGATTCTTTAAACTTCTTCACATAGGTACGAATAGTATTCAAAATCATATGGCGTACCAAAGTTTCTTCTACTTGTGTTTTAGAAGAACCGATTTGTTCCATCAGATTTGAGATTGCTACTTGATTGTAATCGAAAATTATCATTTCACTATTATACAATAAAAAATGTCAAAAATACGGCAAAATTTATTCGTTATCCCTTTTATTGATTTCAAAAATTAAATTGGTAACAAAATCGTGATCGAGTTCGGTAGAGTTATTATCTTCAAAAGGAATAATATCGACCTCATCATTCTCAACATCATACCAAGCCCAAATGCAAACTTCTTCTTTTGGCCGGTGTATCAAAGCCCAAGGTGTTAGGTCGTGCGGAGGAAATTCTTCCGTCAAAGAATTTTTATGAACAAACACCGCAAAACCTATCATATTTTCATTGGCATTTTCTTCATCGGTATCTTCATCATATCCATAACCATCAAATATAATTTTAACGCCGAACGGTGCATCACCAGATTGATCACCAGGTTCTAAATGACCGTCATCCATTGTACAAATGAATTCACGCACCCAACCTTCTACGATTTCGGTGTAATCACGATCATCATTCAGATATATCGTCATCTTCTTCCTCCCAATGTCTGCAATAAAATTGATCACCCATCTTATCAATTTGTTCTTGTGGATAACCTTCACTTACAAGCCAAGCCATCAAATCTTCTGGTGCAGGACTTGGCACAACTTTTGGAAACCCATATTTCCATCCGCCTGGCGGATCAATCATATGCACTTTCATTTTGTTACTTTCAATAAAATAGTATCTGCATTAATACGACCTGTTAACTTACTGTCAACAGCACGAATACTTTCCATCACATTACGAAGAAACACTTTACCACCATTTAACACTTCAGGCAGCATCTCATCTGGTTTACGCAATTTCTTTTGAATAGATTTGCTTTCTACGAAATTCAGAATCGATGAACCTTTTACTGATAGACCACCAGCATCTTCAGCATGATACACACCAAGTTTACGGGTCTTTGTGTTGTATACCCATAACGACATAGCACCAATTATATCAGTAGACTTCACAGAGGTCAAGCTTAATTCTTTAAATTCAGGCATAAAATTCATCTTCGCCGTTAATTGTTCAGGTGACTTTGCCTTGCGTTTTCTTGGCTTACGACTTGCAGTTGTAATTGCTGAAACTTTTTGGCAATCAAGAATTACTTGATCACAATAGGCAATAATCTTTTTAACTTCAGTTTTCGAAAAATTAGAATATCCCTCTTTCAATTCTTTATCATCGGTATTTAAAACCTCATCAAACTCATTTCGTTTAGTTTTTATCCAATCGACAATAAATTTTGTTTGACCATCTTTAATAGCCAATGTATGCATAACAGCAAATGGCATAACATTTGCAGTAAATTTTGAATCAATAAGTATGTCGATTTGTCCTTCTAATTCACCAATACACTCATTTGCCTTTTCACGAATTCGGTCTTGAATACTTGGACCTTTTTTAACTTTTTCAATTACAATGTTTGTTTGAACTTTTGCGATCTCTTCACGGATCAATTCAACTTGTTCATCAAACCATTTTTGGCGTTCTTCTGATAACACACCGCCATTTGCAACGATTCGACAAATGAAGCCGAATTGTGGTGGTTTTGTTTTAACAACCGAAGATGCATCCAATTTCAATTTCTTTTTAATGAAATCGTTGGCGTATTTTTGCGAATCTTTGGATTTTTTATTTTGAGAGTACCATGACAATGTTGATCCCAATTCACTATCATTAATAACACCAGAAAATTTTGGTTCTTTACCAACAAACTTTTCATTCGCATCAAGTATTCTTGCCATTACAAATCTCCATTATTTACTTAGAGTACAATTCTAACATAATATATTTATTTTGTCAAGCCCTAGTGTTGCATAAAAACAACACTAGGGAGGCATCACATATTACAATAAATCTTGATCTTCGACCTTTGGTGCTGCTGGTCTTACCGGTGGTGGCGGCATTGTTGGTGGAGGTGGCATTGATGCCGATGTTGGAGTTGGAATTCCAGGCGGTGGTGGCATTGTTGAAGTTGACATACCTGGAGGCGGTGGCATTGTTGGTCTTGGAATTGCTGAACCAGGTGTTGTTGGAGAAGATGGCGGAAGACCAGGTTTATTAACGCCAGATGCAGCATCAATTGCTTTTGCTCTTAAATCTTTATCATCACCAGCCAACATAATACCAGACAAAGTACCAGTTAGAAAAGTTGCGATTGGAATAATGAGTTCAAAAAACTTATTATCAACCGGGCTCATGCCATTCATTGGTTGTGTAACAAAAATCAATGAATACAAAACAACAAACACAATACCAAATAGTGTTAAACCTAAAACAATACCAATGAAGAATTTTAAACGAGCATTTAATTCCTCTGTAGTATATTTTTCTGGACTAAACATTTCTCTAATCATTTACATACTCCTTTATTCATTATAGGTTGTGGTGCATTAAAATTTGTTTTTGATCCATTTCCATTTTTTTCATAATGTCTTAAATCCTCTGGACAAGTTCCGTTGGCACTACAAAATGGCTTCTGACACAATTTTTCATTCCAATTTTCAGGATCTTGACATGGATAACGATATCTCTCACTACAACCTGTTAGAACAAATAATGGCATCAACCAAACAAACCATGTTTTCTTCATAACTACCCCTTATTATTTAGCTAATGGATTATCCATTGCTTTTTGGATTTTATTATCTACTTCCTTACGAAGATTACGAATGTCTTGGTCCGTTTCACGAGCCAATTGCTTACTATCACGCTCAACTTGCTCAACGACCTTCTCTAAGCGGCGAATGTCGTTTTTAATATCATTCTTAATATCACGGGTGTAATCAGTAGACTTTGCAGAGTTTTCTTCCACAATAGCCAACTTCTTTTCAATCTCAGTCAAATCTGGTGCTATATAGTTTTGAATTTTCTTTTGCATATCTTGGTAAGATTTATAAACTTCAAATGCCCCATAAAGACCACCAAGAACAGTAGACACAATTGTTGCAGCCACCATCAGTTTAGCAGGTGTAAATTCATAACCACCAATACTAATAACAGTATCTTTACTAGCATACTTTTTTACTGCTGCTTCTGCAGCATCAATTTTTTTATTAACATCTTTAATTTCTTCTGCCATTTTACTTCCTTATTTCATATTTGGTTATTTGATTGAATTGATGATCTAGCCAAAGCCCAAAAAAACTAGCTATGACGCAAAACGCTGCAAACCAATGCGCCGGTCTCATATTTTGTAACCCTTAAACAAATAAACTAAAATAGAAACGATTCCTAGTATCCACCAGAAAAGATCATTTACCTTATCTTTATCTTTTTGTACAAGTTTCATTTCTTCTTCATCGTGTTTATTAATCTCTTGTTTTATTTGTTGAACTCGTTGCCATGCTTCTTTACCATATTTGTTGATTATATCTTTCTCCATTTTTTGAAGCATTTCTTTTCGTTCTTGTTCTTCTTGGAACTTTTCAAATGCTTTAAATTCAGCATTTATAAGCATTCTTTCTTTTGATTTTTTTTCTAACTCTCTACTTTTATGTGCTTGTTTTACAGCTTCATTGTTATCAGATTGTATGTCTGTAACAATTTTAGCAGTATCTTTAGCAAGTTTTTGAGTATCTTTAAGAAGATTTAATTCTTTAGATATATTGTCTAAATCGCTCATTTGTATTGCTGATTAACCATTTCTTCGTGTAATCTATCAGACCCACCAAACATTCTACGACCAGCATTCCTATTGTCAACTACATCTTTTCCATACAATTTTTTCATTTGTCTTTCTAAAACATCTGGAACATTTGCTTGGGCATATAAAGAAAACCCCGGAACAAAACTCATACTGTCTATAATTTTTGGTTGTGCTGCAACTTGTTTTTCAAACTCGGTCATACCAGCTGTGTTTTCTTCTTTCTTACGAGATTTCTTTTCTTTTTCTTCTTTTGATTTTTTGTCATTTTTAGATTCACCATTTGTTTTAGAAGAATTAGAATTTAAACTATACAAAGAAAGATCTTCTTCATCATCTTGTTTTGCTGTTCCTGTTCCATATAATCTGCCAGAAGAAGTTGCGCTAGAAGTTAAACTTACAACAGCAGTAACATCAGCTGGCGAAGCAGATGTTGTTTGAACTTGCATAGAAGATTCTAATGTGCTATCGCTAGTTGTGCTATTTGAAGAAGAAGATGACACGGACAATAAATTTTGCAAAAAATTAGCCCTAGAATATGCTTGCTGATAACCAGGACACGAAGGATCATAGAGAGCACTAATAGAACATTGTTGTGTCAAGTATGCTGCGGCATAACCAGGACAAGTTGGAGAAGATAAAGGATTAGTAGAACAGGCATTACTGGTTGAATTTACAGACCAATCTTGTAATGATTGTCCAGGAATGCCTCTACCAAAATAAAACTTCTGCATCTCGCCAAGAGCTATATCACCTGTTATGCCAGCAGTTACATCTTGATTTCTAACACCAAGTTGAGTATATGATGCTCCAATATATCCAGATGGGCGAATCTCCAAACTAAATGAATTCAGATTACTTTGATTACTGATTTCTGGAATGTTGTTCCAGAAATATCTTTGGTATGTTGTTGTGCCTTCTGTTCTAAATGATGATGTTGCTATAGGATATAGATCTGTCCATAAAGCTGAAATCATATAATTAAACTGTGGACCAAGTTGTGTATTAGAAGGAACTAAATCAACGCCAGCACAACAATAAGCCCAAGCAGCAGGATTAGATGACGATCCTGGTAATGGAGAAGCAGGATCAAAAAATGAAACTATACCATTAGAGTGCATCCACGAATTTGTAAACACTCTATTGTAAAATGGAAATCCAAATTGTAATGGCACATGAACATACGAATCATCTGTAAATGTTGGTGTGGTTATTGTTGGCGTTTGACCGTATGCCACACCACAAAAAAACAATAAGGACAGTAAAAGCTTTCTCACTTGCAGCCTAATCTCTCTTTAATTGTTGGATCATCGCCTGCATAATCTTTACAAATAAATTGGTCTTTCTTCACTTCAGGTTTTTTAGGTGCAGATACTCCATAAAAACCAATATCTAAACTTTTTGTTGTAACTCCTCTTTTTTCCCATTCTTCTTTAGCATCAGAGCCAATTTTACCGTCAACAGGGCATGGAGTACCTGCGGCATTCATAGCCGTAAAAATACGCTCGTCTTGGCATAGAGTTGCTACTGCGGCAACTTTCATACCCATGTCATAAAGATTTTTTGCTAGTTTAATTCTTTCGCAATTCATATCTCTCATTGTACCGCCCATAGAGATACCAAGAATTTGTGTTTGTACTGCGCCAGATGCAGCTACGGCGCAAACATCGTTATTAATAGTTGTGATTGCTGGAGCTACCGCAGTTGGAGGAGGACTTTTTAAAGTCGTTTCTGTGGTGCTTCGAGAAGTTGAATCTGTGACGATTGGTTGAGCATAAGCAAAACTAGATGCTACAACCATGAATGCTGAGACCAAAATGCGTTTCATACTTGCCTTTCTTATGATTCACATACTATAAACCACAAGACTGACAAAAATCACTACTAGGAATCTATTTAGTAAAGTTGGTGCACCAGGTAGGAATTGAACCCACACTCAAGCGATTATGAGTCGCCTGCTTTACCATTAAGCTACTGGTGCAGGATTGGCCTGACCGGCAGGAATTGAACCTGCGACCCTCTGCTTAGAAGGCAGATGTTCTATCCTCTGAACTACGGTCAGTATTTTTAGCCGATATATTCTTTTGGCATCGCTTCATTTATGATTTTTCCATCAAGGTCTGTGTAAACGACAAACTTTTCATCATCAATCATCGCAGCGCCTTCAAAAAAAGATGTATTGTAATCAGAATTAGCAGCAATTTTTTTTGCTTCTTCTTCATTTTCAGCAAAAACTACATGAACTTCAGCAAAAGTTGAAATTGTTTCAACTGCAAAACGCTTTTTTTCACTCATTTTCATTTTTCCTAAATTTTATAATCAATTTTTGTCACGGAATCCCAGCGGAAACTGCGCCAATCATTTTTTTCAAGATCAAAAACAGCAAGTGCATCATCGGATTTTGATTTTCCGCTGTTTTTTGGCATTTTTTCGCTAGGAATTTTGTTTTCAGCAAGAGTGCAGAGCATTTTTCGCTCAGTTCCGTCTTTTTTTGTGAACGAAATTGTCACTTCTTGTGTTTTTAGCAAGGCCTGCATACGATCACGGCCCTCTTTTGTATCAATTTCACTTTTGTTGTTGAATTTCATCTTCTTCCTCATCATCTTCTTCCCATTCAGCACGCTCTTCGAGCATTTCACGCAAATTCCAATTCTCTAAAAGATCATCAGGAATCATATCAAGCGATTCTAAATCAGAATACTCATACTGTTCAACATCACCATATTGAAAACGGCCAATAAACGCCATGCCTTCTTCATGCCACTCAGCAAACACATTCAAATCATCACCGTATTTGCCAGAACTGATGTTATTATACAATTCAGTAGGAGGTCCCCAAGGCGAATCAAACCAAAATTTGATTACATCATTCTCATCGTCATATTCTTCCACATTCCAATCATTTGCATCACAGTTCCATTTGCAACCCCATTCACCAATGCCAAATGAATACCAATCAGAGTATCCGTATTTCTCTGCCAGTCCTTCTTTTGGTTTTTCATGGAAACTTACATTACCAACATCCTTCAATTCTTGAGGACAAGGCGCAAAGAAATCAAACCAGTCCTTACCATTATTGGTTTCTAGGAAGGTTTCAAATTCTTTAACTTTTTCTTTTGCTGCTACTAACTCAAAGGTATTATTGCACCAATTAGGCATAACGAACTCACTTTCTTCATTTAGTTTCTAATATTGAATTTAAACAACCTATCATTCTTCTCATTGTAATATGGCCAAGTGTTCTTTTGAGGTAATCATCGAACCATTCTGATGATTTTTCCGTTTTCTTCACCATACAACCATAAAGATTTGCACCGGCAAGATTATTTACATATGTTGATGCATCTGTAAAGATTGCCTCAAACGAATCATCAAAACACGGTTCACCATTTGCATCTGATTTAAAGAAAGCAACATGGTACATATTTCCATTGTCCGTATTGTCAACTGGTTTGGCAGCTGATAGTTCGGCATCTTTGAAAGAAAAATACGAAATAATCAATTCAGATTTTTCACTACCTGGCAAAAAATAAATGCCATCGTGTTCTATTTCTTTTTTATTTGGCATACAATTCCTTTGTAAAAGATTGTTTATCCACTTTACGATTATATCGCTTACGGCTTTCTACAACACGCTGCCGGTATTTAGGTGTTCTCAAATCTTTTGCAATCAAATTGCGTGGCTTCTTTATTTCAATTTTTATAATCATAATCTCACCATAATTTATTTTTGGAATTAAGCATTTCAATTGCCATTCTGTTTTTTCTATCTATAAAATCAATTCAGTCAGGCCTTCGTTATTACCTATCTTCTTTGCAAAAGTATTAAACGCCAGACTTACTCTTGTTTTCTTAGTTAATCCATCAGGTACAGATTCAACCGTATGAGTAAGACTTGACGGAAAGATAATAATTTGCCCACTTTTAATTGAAAGCCACCACGAATCAGAATTCCAAAGATTGAATTCTGAGTACTCAGGTTTCATTTCTTTATGGTTTGAATGATGAAATGTAATTTTATCACGACCATCTTCTACATCAACATATAACACACCTGAATACAAACTATTGGGATGATAATGTGGAAAGTGACATTCTCCTGGGGCAGTAAAATTAAGCCAAGATTGTGTTATAAACGGGTCAACTTTTGCCTTCCATATTTCTTGGGCATATTCTGTTACACACTCTTCAACACGACTCTACTCTATTAAGCAAATAATTATCTACAGATGATTTATTGGTATGTGATAAGCGCATCTTCTGGTTGCATAAACAAATATGTTCCTCTTCACTCAGTTCAAAACCAAGATCAAAGAACGCCACAGGAATTGGAAACAATAGTTCTAATTTATTTGTCATAATCTCACCATAATTCCAAGTATATAAACAAAAAGTAATCCAGCATTCACAGTAATCATCGCCTTGTCTTGTATCATATAACCCCAAACCAAAAACAATAGCGCACCAAGATTCAACAAATAGATATTAAGTGGATCAATCATAAGTGCTGTACAGACAGCACCGCCCAAAGTAATGATTGTTGCAATCCATTTTGTAATGGCAATTAAATCAATTTTGTAAACTGTTGTAAGCATTTTTTGGCATCAGTATATTGTGTGTTCATTTTTTGTTCAAGTAATTCATAATTCAAGCATTGTAGTAGAGTTTCTGCATCACACTTATCTTCAGAAGATAAAGAAGAAAACCAAGAAATGAATTGTCCCTCATCCCTGCAATTCCAAATAATGTGTAGCATTGCTGCTTGTTTTTTTGTAAGACCGTTCATTTCAATCATTTGTCATTTTCTGCCCACATTGCTGACTTAACCTGTTTCTGTGTTGGTTCATCTATAGCCCACCATTCTAACCAGCCATATTTTAAATTGCGTTTTGCTATGTCATATAAAACCACATTCGCATGGGGTGATTTAAACTTTACAATCTGACCTTCAAACTCAGGCCTTGAGTGTGCGTTTGTTCCAGTCATTAGTACCATGTTCTATGCACCTCCGCAATATGTTCCATACCATCATACTCCTTAATCTCCCAAACCACATTCTCAGGAATTTCAACAACTTTCAAAGACGCATACTGCCCACTCGCCTTTTTCGGTTTCAAGGCCTCCACGATTTCTACCAATATCGGATCGTTTCTGTTTATATCTCCATCCCAAAATAACTTATCATTGGCCTTATCTAACCAAAACAAAGTCATACCAGAGGGCTGCCGAAATTCTTCTTCCCATACCTGATTTGTTCGAGTGAGGTACATTCTTATTGCTTCATCACTTAGACCAAACCCACCAAAGTCACGATTGATTACAATCTTCATGTGTTCTTCTCCTTTAGTTTGGCTTCCATTGATTTCCATGTGCTTTGGAAATCTTCCCAATTCCAACAACTCCAAGCCTCATCATCAGTCAGTCCAACCCATTCACGCTTTGGTTCTGCTGATATGGTTACGCCATCGCCATCACGCTCATCGTAGGCAACACAGCCACGCTCCCAGCAACCACGGTCTAGGACGAAGGCTTCCCCTGTGACTTCGGGGGTGACTTCGGGGGTGCAGTAGTTAGGTTTACCCCCGCAGTAAGACT